CGGGGGTTAATCTCGATGAGTTCCGCAAAAATCCCGTGATGCTGCTCAATCATAACGACTATTCGTTGCCAATCGGACGATGGGAAAACATACGCATCGTGGGCGGAAAAATCCTTGCCGACGCCGTGTTTGACGAAAAGGACGAACGCGCGGCGGAGGTGATGCGCAAGGTTGACAATGACTTTATACGCATGGCATCCATCGGCGCATGGCCGCCCGAGGAGAAGAGCGATGCCTACTCCCTTATGCTGCCCGGACAGAGGTATCCCACCGTCACTAAGTGGACGGTCAGGGAGGCCTCAATTGTCACCATAGGAGCCAATCACAACGCACTCGCATTTTACGACAAGAGCACACAGGAGGTAATCGACCTCACTGTTGCCGGCGCAATCGTAAGACTGATGGACAACTCACCAAAAATATTAAATATGAGTCTTTTAACACAAAAACTTAATCTGCACGACACGGCCAACGAGTCCGAAATCGTGAGCGCGGTGCAAAATCTCATGGATGACAATGCACGCCTGAAATCCGAAAACAAGACCCTTACGGATGCCATCGACAAGGCCAACGCCGACCGCGACGCGGCCAACAAGGCCGAGGCCGTGCGACTCGTCGATGCCGCTATCTTGACCGGCAAGCTCGATGCCAAGGCCAAGGATGCAACCCTTGCCATGTTTGACAAGGACTTTGACAACGCCAAGGCCATGCTTGAGGCAATCCCCGAGCGTCAGAGCATCGCACGCCAAATCAACAGCACCGGCGCAACCAACCTCGCCGACCTCAAAGGCAAGAGTTGGGACGAGCTCGACAAGGCCAACAAGCTCACCGAGCTTAAGGACAAGGCGCCCGAAATCTATGCCGAAAAGTTCAAGGAGCGCTTCGGCGTAGACCCCCAAATTTAAGCTAACAATCTATAAAACATTTAATTATGGCTATACAAAAGGAAATTTGGACGGCGGCCATTGTTGAGAATCTGTTTGCATCGAACAGCTTTTTATCCAAGGCATTTAACGCCGACGAGTACGTAAATCAAGGCAAAACAGTGCATATACCACAGGCGGGTGCGCCGTCGGGGGTTAAGAAAAATCGCACCGAGCTGCCGGCAACCGTGGCAAAGCGCACCGACACGGATGTGACCTTTGTCCTCGACGAGTACACAACCAACCCTATCTGCATCCCCCACGCCGACACTGTAGAGTTGAGCTACGACAAGCGCGAGAGTGTGCTGCGCAACGACAAGCTTAAGCTCGCCGACGAGGTGGCGCTGTCGTTTATCGATGCGTGGTCGCCCGCCGCAACCCGCTGCATCGAGACAACCGGCGCCGAGGTTGACGCTTACACCCCCAAGGCCACAGGCAAGCGCAAGGGGCTTTGCAAGGCCGATGTGCTCGCTCTCATGACCAAGTTTAACGCCGAGGACATCCCGCAGGAGGGTCGCTATCTGCTGCTCGATGCTTATATGTATTCGCAGCTTTTGGCCGACCTTACCCAATCGGAAAACATGGCATTTTTGGCATGCGCCGACGCGGCCAACGGCATTGTCGGCAAGCTTTTTGGCTTTAATGTCATGACTCGCTCGACGGTTGCCCTGTATGACGCGACCAAGACCAAAAAGGCATGGAGCGCCGAGGGCGCCGCAACCGACCTCGCCGCCGCTCTCGCATGGCATGAGCAGAGCGTGTGCCGCGCACTCGGAGAGGTCAAGGCGTTTGAAAATGAGGGCGACCCGACATTTTACGGCGACATCTACTCGTTTCTGGTCCGCGCAGGTGGCCGCATCCTGCGCAGCGACAACAAGGGCGTTGCTGCAATCGTGCAGGGCACTCCTGCAGCAAAGGCTGGATAGTAACCGCCATGGCCGAGCTCAAGTATCTTGTAATACACTGTACCGCTACACCTGAGGGGCGAGAGGTCACTGCCGCCGACATACGCCGGTGGCACACCTCCCCCTTGTCACAGGGCGGTCGCGGATGGCGACAGGTGGGCTACACCGACATCATCCACTTGGATGGCAAGGTAGAGCGACTTGTCGACAACAACGAGGATGCCAATGTCGACACTTGGGAGGTGACCAACGGTGCCAAGGGCTACAACTCCGTAAGCCGTCACATCGTCTACTCCGGCGGCATGACTCGCGACATGACCAAGGCAAAGGACACGCGCACACAGGCGCAGCGCGATGCGATGCGTGACTATGTGATTGACTTCCACCGCCGCTTTCCGGGCGTCAGAATTGTCGGCCATAATGAGTTGGCGGCCAAGGAGTGTCCGAGCTTTAATGTGCAAAAATGGCTTAGACAAATAGGTATATATCAATGATAAGAAACAATGGAAATCCTTTTAAACCTCCTGACATACAGCCTCCCCGGTGGCTTTTTGGGTAGTGTGTTTGCGTGGCTCGTAGGCCGTCGCCGACAGGACAACGACATGCTTGTGCAGCTGCAAAAG